TTCCATGTCATTAACTGTTGTACTAAAGCCTTGATTCCCTCTGAGTTTTCTGATGAGGGTATTTCAATAATGTTATTATCTTGAAACTTTCCTTCACGTTCTGTACCGAAGAGCATTGACATTGATGCAACTCCGAATGATGTATCCCATTTGTTCTTGCCTGTAAAGTGAGCATCAAGCCGTACGCCGTATGAAGCAAGCCATTGTCGTAGTTCTTCATCTAATGAGTAGGCTTTCTGATGGGCATTGATTTCAACCCTAAACTCTTGAGGGCTGTACTTAATTGTAAGTTCTTCTATCTGCGCTCTAATTTTTTGTGGCGTAGGTTCTGTCATATTAATACAATCTAAAATATAAATACGACCATCTGCTCTATTGTAATTAACTACAGCAAATGCAGCGTTACCTGTCATAGCAGGGTCAAAGCCAATAATGGTATAACCTTCTACAGTTTTAGGATGCCCTACGGCACCTGGTATTAAAAGACCTCTTCTTCGACTCCCATTCGTACATCCTGCCACCAAGACTGGTGGGAAGATGGAGTCTTCTTGAATATCTTCCTGTTGGTAAACCAACGCCCAAGTAGATGGGGTGACTTCACTTCTTCGCTTGGCAAGGGTTGGTCCATCCCATTTGGGGTACCGCCCGTTTGCCTTGGGGATGTCTTCATCCCCGTCCCACGGAACATCTGACTCATTCCATAGAGTAGTCCACTCTTCTGGCTTTTCTTTATATTCCAATACAGCAGGCATGCCCATATAAGTAAAAGGAGTTTTGCCGCCCGACCAGTGTTTCGGGCTTCTGAGTTCTTTGTACAAATCATTTGCGGCTATCCGTGTCCCTACAACTAATAACTTACCATTTTTACCCAGACGGGTAATAACTTCTTTCTGTAGCCAATCAAGTTGCTTTTCCCACTCATGTGCATTTGCCGTTGTGATTACGTCATCAAGAATAATCAAATCAGCACGGGCACCATAAATTTGCCCACCCATGCCTAAGGCTTGTAGGGTAGGGTCTTTCTCTGAAGAGTTACGCGCATCGCCCCCGAGGTAAACAGTATCGGTTCGCCAAGTATCTGCATCCTGTTTCCAACCGCCCTCAGGACCATATGCGGTCTGTAGTTTGAGCCAGCGGGGATGGGATAGTCGTTGCTTGATTGCATACACGAATTCACGTGCCTTGACCAAAGTTTTTGATACTACGATAATCCGTATGTTTGGGTCGAGAGCAATGCGGTAAGTTGAGTAGTTAACCGTAATCACTGTGGACTTAGCATGTTCAGGAGGTACGTTAACTAATAATCGGTTGTTCTCTCCAGGCTCGTACTTCATTGAGTCATGGAGCCAAGAAGGGGGGTTACCCTCCAGTAGGTCTACCCAGTCTTGATGATGTGGAAAAACCGTCTGGTCTAGGAATAACTTTGAAAAGTCCTTAAAGGGGATAGATTCCTTTTTGAGTCCCAGCGCATCAAAGGAAGATTTCTCACCATCAAGCCTAGCCTCTTCTAGTGAGGCGGCAAAGATTGGGTCGCGATACATCCATTGGCGCACGGTGTCAGGTTTCTTACCTGCCGCCACCATAGCGGCTTGAGTGGTCATCCCAGCACGTACAGATTCAAGTACTTTGGCTTTTGCCTCTGCTACACCTTTAACCAGATGGTGACTATCTCCAGGTTTAAACGTCATCTATTCCGTCCTATAGTTATAGTTATCCCGTCTATAACAGACAGACTGTACAGTAGACTGTAACAGAGTGAAGAACTCTAATAAAGAGTTCTGAACTATACAGTCAGAAATAAAATACCCTACATATAGTATTAACCTGTTCAAACAGGTCAAACGAACACTTTGTGACTAAGGTCACTATTTATAATAGGACATACTAGGACATACTATGACAGGAGCAATAGTCACTATACCCCCAGAAAATTGTAGGTAGAGAGTACTATAGTAGTATCCCGTCCAATTAAATAGTCTGGGGTCAATAGAATTGACCTAGACTATTTAAGAATGGTCGGTATTGTTGTGTAGCACAGTAGTTTGCTGGCTGTACAGCCTGCTGGACTACTATGCTCCCCTGACTGGATAACTTGTTAGTCAGTTGCTGGATAAATATTTGGTTTCTATCAACTGTCCCATAATCCAGCCAGTAGTTCTACCAACGCTGAATCTATCGTTGACGCATGCTTCGCATGTGTTACGATTTCGATTCAGATTGGTATCATCAAAAGTCGTCTCTTCGTATCAGGGCTAGATTGCGCTGAAGTTGCTTCAGCGTTTAGCCATCTACTGCGAAGAGCGGGTGATGCTGTAATTTGTCATCTCGCTCCATGATGTCCAGTGGACATTCCCAGCATTTTATTTTCACGCGTAAGCAGTTCTAACGCGTGGCTGAAATGTTGGGTTAATTTTGTCTGGACGCTTCCCCTGTGGGTATCAATCGCATGAGCGAAAACTAAGCATTCCATAGAACCTGCCTGATGCCAATGCCACGCGCCGCAAGCGCGCGTGTCGTTATGGCATCTGTCAGAACCTATGGATAAGCGCATAGTTTATCGCTCATCCGAGCGATTGATAACTCCACAGAGAAAGCAGACAAAATGAACAACCAACATCAATTCAGCCAAGCAGAACTTGCTTACGTTGAAACTAAAACTGCTAAAAGCGGGAATGTTTACGCAACTGGAATCATCATCGAACGAGATGAGAACGACAAATTTCAGTCATCACACAGATTCCGCTCTTTCAACGCAGTTGATGTGCTTAAATCGCTTGAAGCAGTACACTTCAGCAAGCAATCAGCGCAACCTGATACATCAGGAAGCGACTTAGAGTTTGATGATACTGTATCTGAAGACACCGAAACTCGTAACAGAACTGTTGCTAAAGCAACAGCCCGTCCACGAATAGATGTCAGCGGTTGGTTTAGAACTACTAAACAGGCTGGAAAATGGGACACAGTTTTGATGATAGAAACTGTAAACATTTAGCCATCGCTGACAAAAAGCCTCCTTAGAAATAAGGAGGCTTTTTTATTAGTCTTAATGATAACTGGTTGCTAAAGAGAATCTTTAGCACTGTAAATACGGAATAATAAAAGGAGACAACTCATGAAAACACCAGAAGAAAAAATAGTAATAGATTATGTAGTAAGTGGACGCTTTAAGAAAGACTTAGAACAAGATAAAAAACATATCAACCGTACAATAGCAGAAACCATTGCTTCCGAAAGTACTGGCAAACATTTAGCAGATAAAATAGAATACTACCTTAATACCATTGACGAACTAGAAAGAAAAATGGAGAAAAAATAAATGGATAATACAAATGGTTCTACTTGGAACATCATAGAAAAAATAAATGATAATGAATACCAAATAGGCGAGTATTATATAATTAAAAAGTTAAATGATAAGTGGACAATAATACAAGACAACAAATATATTGCCGACTTCTATGATAGGCACACAGCAATGGCATGGGCAAACTTAAATTACACATGCGGACATCTAGTAAGTAAAGGTGTAAGAGAACTACTAAAACTAGCAATAAAGGAAGAAGAATAACATGGAAAAATACCCACAATCACAAGGCATCAGCACAACAACACAATGCTATGACTGCTTACAACTTGATGATATATGCGATACATGTATGGAAGAGAAAGAAACAAGAGATAACACAATAGCATGGGAACTAGTAGATGACGGTAACCTACAATATAAAAGAGTACCGTCATACCTAAAGAAAGAACCATCAAGCCATGACTGGACAGATAGAGATGGTGAATACCTAGAGCCAACAGTTAAGTTACAAGATGGTGGTATGCTTGATAATCTAGAATTATTAGATGAATATGCGCAATCAAAGCGCGAGCAGGAGTGCCACTGGTGTCACCTGCTCACGCCTAAAATTTACAATGATTGTCAAGCATGTGATAAACCATTAGAACACAATCTAATAACAGCAGTCTAAACTAACTGACGGAAATCCCCTGTCGTCTGCGACAGGGGGCTTCCCGTCAAAACATATACTAAGGAGAAAGAAATGATAGAGAATAAAGTAATCTTCTCAGGGCAAATCAAAGCACTGACGGAGAAGAATATCAAAAGCAACGACCTAGGTACATTCCTAACAGCATGGATTGACCAGCGTGTACCATCACGCCTACCTAACGGAGATGTTGACCGCGTAAGATATGTAACAGGCTACCAAATTGTAGTCAAAGACCCTAAGATTGTACAAACAGTTTTAGACCTAGACAAAAATCGTAATGGTGTAGAACCACGTTCAGCATGGGTAACAATCACAGGTGCTAAAGGTGATTACATTATCAAGTCAAAAATTGTAGGCGGTAAAGATACATTTGTGCCGCAAGTAGAAGTCTTTGACTTAGAGGTATTATAAAGATAAACTTAAATAGGTAGGCAGAATTAAACCTGCTTACCTATTTTCTGTACAATACAAGTTCACAACTATTATATATTAAAGGAGAAAACGCAATGTATATAGACACAGGTACAATTATAGCCATGATTATAGCACTAGGTGCTAGCATAATTACAATGATAATCTATTGGAAAGAAGTAAGTAGATTGACAAGATTAAATACACATCTACGTGACAGGATGCAATGGATGCGGGAAAAATACGAGAGCAACTACCAGGGAGCAGAATAATGATAACAATAAATCATACAGTAAATTTAGTAGCAGAATTAGATGAAAACAATTCAACTACTAAACAATTACTAGCATTACCTAATGAAGCACAAGTATACATGTTAAAGAATGTATTCATAGCCGCATGTAAAGGTGTAAGTTTATTGGAACACCTTAATGAAAATAATTCATTTGCTACTATTAAATTTGCGGAGGCAGAGTAATGGATAGTAAATACGATATAAAAGTACAGTTAGTAGGCAATGATGGCAACGCTGTTGCTATCATGGGCAGGGTAGGCAGAGCATTACGTGAAGCCAACGTAGAAGATGAAGAGATAAAGTTATTCTATCAAGAAGCAATGTCAGGTGATTACGATAACGTAATCCGAACAGCAATGAAATGGGTGGTGGTATCATAATGGGACTAGACATG